GCTATGAAGTATACAATCTATGGTGATTATGAGAAAGGTATGTATGACTGGATGGCTCAGTACCGGAAAGAACATGGCATACTAAAAGCAGACTTTACATGGGATGCTATTCCTTTTGACATTATGAAATTGTATGCGGGAATGGATGCGGCAGTTACTTTCCTACTCTACGAAAAGTTTATTAAGATTAAACAAAACAAGAGACTTGCAAAAGTCTACGAAAACATATTAATTCCTGGATGCCGTTTCTTAACAGACATCCAAGACAATGGCGTACCGTTTGATATAGACAGACTTCAAAAATCACAAACTCTTATGCAAGAGCAGATTGATGAAGCGATCGTAGAGCTATACAAGCATCCTGCTATTAGTAAATTTGAGAAAATTAATGGAAAAGATTTTAATCCTAACAGTACTGTTCAGCTTCGCAGTTTACTATTTGATTTCATCGGGCTTAATCCTACTGGAAAGAAAACAGGTACAGGTGCAAACTCAACAGACGCGGAAGTTCTTGGAGAGCTTGCGGAGCAATCGGACGTCCCCGGACTTATCCTTGCTATTCGACAAAAATCCAAAATTAAAAATACTTATTTGGACAAAATCCTACCACAGCTGGACCGAGATAGCAGGTTACGCACGGGTTTTAACCTTCATGGCACAACTAGTGGGCGGCTCAGCTCTAGTGGCAAGCTTAATATGCAACAGCTCCCTCGCGACAATCCTATTGTAAAAGGCTGTATTAAGGCGGCGGCGGGTCACAAGATAGTTGCAATGGATTTAACAACAGCAGAGGTATATGTAGCCGCAATACTAGCAAATGACAAAGCACTTATTGAAGTGTTTAAGTCTGGTGGTAACTTTCACTCCGCTATTGCACACAAAGTATTTAAGTTACCTTGTGAAGTATCAGAAGTAGCATCTCTCTACAGTATGCAAAGACAGGCGGCTAAGGCTGTAACCTTTGGTATTATGTATGGTGCAGGTGCAAACAAGATTAGTGAACAAGTAACAAAAGATAGTGGTAAACCTTTTAGCAGGAAAGATGCACAAGAAGTCATTGATGATTACTTTGCAGAGTTCCATAAGTTAAAAGAGTGGATCGAAGACAATCAAAAATATATCCAACAAAATGGATTCATTTACAGCTTCTTCGGAAGAAAGAGGAGATTACCAAATGTCGCATCGACAGACAAAGGCATCCAGAGCCATAGCGTTAGGTCTGGTCTTAATTTTCTGGTGCAGTCTGCTGCTTCTGATATTAACCTTCTAGGAGCAATAGACATGAACTCTTGGATTAAAGCAAATAAGAAGAAAGCTCGTATCTTTGCTTTAGTACACGATTCCATCTTAGCAGAAGTACCAGATGAAGAAGTTGATGAGTACATGATTAAGCTCGCAGAGTATGTACAGCTAGATAGAGGGTTATCTATTCCTGGCACTCCTGTAGGCTGTGATTTCGAGATTATTCACCAAGACTATTCAGGCGGAAAGTTCGAGAAAATGTATGGTGATAACGTATAAAAATCTGCATAAGCTAGTATTCCCAGTTTTCCTTTTAGATTCGGGGAACTGGGATACTTCAGACGGCTTACTCTTCATAGACGGAGAGGTCTTAGACGATAAAAATCAGATAGGCAAGACATTAGGCGCTCGTAGAGTACAAACTCCACACAAGAATTTGTGCATACTAAAGCGAATGGTGTCTAATCCTAATGGACTAATAAAGCAACGTACAAAGTATTTTATAGATAATGCAGGACGACCTTTCATTTATGAAAAGACTCTTATGTTACCTTTAAAATATTTAAAGATCAATAAAGTAGTAAGGAAAGATACTGCGGCATTGATATGGGTAAAGGGGCACAACTCTCCTTTTACCATACCACGACCTCCTGAGACAGGATATACTTGGGCAGGACTTTTGCATGTAAAGGGATTACCTTGGATGCTTTACGAGTATTCTGAAAAGAAACTCAAGGACACTAGAAGAAAAGTATAATATGGCTAAAAGACGCAAACAAACACTTGCAGGAGCTAGCTTAGAGCTGCAGGAAATTGAACCCTTAACCAGAAACCAACTCAAAGCATTTGAGTCTAAGAAAAACCTTGTACTCCACGGATTAGCAGGCACAGGAAAGACATTCATTTCTTCGTACCTAGCCTATGATGATATGGCCAAGGGTAAGTATCAAAACCTAGTAGTTATTAGAAGTGCTGTTCCTACGCGGGACATGGGCTTTTTACCCGGTACTGAGAAAGAAAAGAGTGCTGTCTATGAAGAACCCTATAAAGATATCTCTAATGACTTGTTTGGTCGTGGAGATGCGTATGAGATCCTAAAGAAGCAGGGTCTAGTACACTTTATGACTACTTCATTTATTCGAGGCATAACACTTAGAGATGCGGTAATTCTTATTGATGAGTGTCAAAACATGTCTTTTCATGAGCTAGATTCTATCATTACTCGTATAGGTGAGAACTGTAGAGTAATGTTCTGTGGAGACTTTCGACAGGCAGATCTAAAACAAAATGGACTACAAGATTTTATTAAGGTTCTTAAACGTATGGATAGATTTACGTTTATTGAATTTGAAGTAGAAGATATTGTACGATCTGATTTTGTAAAACAATATATCATTGCAAAGAATGAACTAAATCTATGAAAGCAGTCATAAGTCACAGGATATATATGGATTGTAGTGCTGAACTACAAGAGCGAATCGACAGAGAGCTTACATATACTATCCCTACGCACAACCCACTCGATCCGCCTCAAGTGATTAAAAACATGGGCATAATTCGTAACGGGTTAGTATCATTACCAATAGGGCGAACGGATTTAATACCAGAGCACTATGAAATAATTGATAAGCGTGTGCACAAGCCTGTAGACTTTCCCGAGTTTAAGTTTGATCTTCGAGAAAGCCAGCAGAAGGTTTATGATGAAATCGAAGACAATGCTATAATTAACGCATGGGTCAGTTGGGGAAAGACTTTTACAGGTTTAGCTATCGCAGGTAAACTTGGACAAAAGACACTTGTTGTTACCCACACTGTCCCTCTGCGTAATCAGTGGGCAAAAGAAGTAGAGAAAGTCTTTGGTTTTAAACCTGGCATCATAGGCAGTGGTAGGTTTGAACTTGATGCTCCTATCGTAATTGGCAATACCCAAACTCTCTACCGAAACGTAGACAAGATTCGTAAAGAGTTTGGCACAGTCATACTAGACGAAATGCATCACGTTAGTAGTCCGACCTTCAGTAAGATACTAGATACAAATTACTGTAGATATAAGATAGGGTTGTCGGGGACTATAGAAAGAAAGGATGGCAAACACGTTGTGTTTAGAGATTACTTTGGTAATACTCTCTTCAAGCCACCCAAAGAAAACTATATGACCCCTACAGTACATCTTGTAGCATCTGAAATCCGTTTTATGGATGGTGCAAAAATCCCTTGGGCTAACAGAGTAACTAAGTTAGCAAATGATGAAGAGTACAGACATACTATAGCAATGCTTGCTGCGGCCTACGCCGCAAAAGGGCACAAAGTTCTAGTAGTAAGTGACAGAGTTAGCTTTCTGAAAGCGTGTTCTGAACTAACAGGGGATAAGTCTGTATGCGTTACAGGAGATGTATCGCATGAAGATAGAGAAACGCTTGTAGATGAAATTCTCTACGGGGATAAGAATGTTCTTTACGGAACTCAAGCAATTTTCTCAGAGGGTATATCAGTTGACACACTTAGTTGCTTAATACTGGCTACCCCTGTAAATAATGAACCACTACTCACACAGCTTGTGGGACGAGTGATTCGGAAGAAGGAAGGTAAAATATCACCTGTGATAATAGATATCCACCTGAAAGGAAATACGGCTCGAAAACAAGCCTCCAATCGTGTCGGGTTCTATATGAAGCAGGGCTGGGATATGAAGTACCTTTAGAAAAATAATTCTTGACAAATTGGTAAAAAGGATGTATAATAGTGCTCTTATTTGATTGGAAGAAGGTTTACGATACGGCAGAGGGAAATATTTCCTCTTGCATCTTGATAATGGAAATGCTTATAAAGAAGCAACTACCTCAAAACAAGTACGACCGTATCTACAACTATTCTAATAAAAATTTTACAGGTTCCAGCTTTCTTCTCCATGGAGATTTGCTCCTGTACCATTCCTATAAGTATACGCATAGAGAATTATGTATTTATTACGCCTTAGCTTCTTTAAGAAACTATGCGGATTATATTACTTCTCATAAAACTACACTAGATCCGCTACATTGTCCTGTGGATTTAGATCAAATAAACGACAACAGGCTACTCATAGTATTACCGGACGAAATAACGTTCATCTATGAAGAAGTCACACTGGAGACTATACACTAATGGCATTATCATTCAATAAGCAAACGGGCGGAGCCCAAAAATCATCCATCAATACTTTTCAATACAAAGACGGCGATAACAAGATGCGCGTAGTTGGCGACATTCTTGCACGTTATGTCTACTGGATTGAAGGCGAGAATGGAAAAAACATTCCTTTAGAGTGCCTATCTTTCGATAGAAATTCTGAGCGATTCAATAACAAAGAACAAGACTGGGTACGAGAGTACTACCCCGATCTTAAATGTGGCTGGAGCTACGCTTGTCAAGTAATTGACCCAAGCGATGGCGCAGTAAAAGTAGCAAACCTCAAGAAGAAGTTGTGGGAGCAAATTATTACTGCTGCTGAAGACTTGGGCGACCCTACTGATCACACAACTGGCTGGGACATTTGTTTCAAGCGAGTAAAGACAGGCCCATTACCTTACAATGTTGAGTACCAACTCCAAGCATTGAAGTGCAAGCCTCGTGCTCTTACAACAGACGAACTAACATCTATTGCAGACTTAAAGTCTATGGATGATGTTATGAGCCGTCCTACTCCTGACGCACAGAAAGAGTTGTTAGACCGTCTCCGTAACCACGGTGCAGAGACTGACGACGAAGCTCTTGATGCTGAGTTTAATGTAGGATGATTCTCTTTACGGCAGACTGGCACATAAAACTGGGACAGAAGAATGTCCCAGTAAAGTGGGCAACAAACCGTTACAGAATGTTCTTTGAACAAGTATATGCACTAGAAAAAGAGTGTGATATGCACATAATTGGTGGCGATCTCTTTGATCGTTTACCAAATATGGAAGAGTTAGAACTTTACTTCTCGTTTATTCGAGGAGTAAAGATTCCAACCATTATCTATGACGGAAACCATGAGGCTACAAAGAAGCACAAGACATTCTTTACGCAGCTAAAGCAAGTTTCTAGAGATATTAACCCACTTATCAATGTAGTAGACATTTCATACATTGACGAAGATTTTGGATATGGCATACTGCCTTATGCTGATCTTCATAGAAAGGGTGCAGTAGAACATTTTGATACGAGTAAGCCTTTGTTTACCCATGTCCGAGGAGAGATACCGCCACACGTTAAACCAGAAGTCGACTTAGATATATTTGAAGACTTCCCAGTTGTGTTTGCAGGAGATTTACACTCCCATAGCAATACACAAAGAAATATTGTATATCCAGGCAGTCCTATGACTACCTCATTTCATAGAAA